GCTCTGGCGCTTCTGCTTCCCGACTACCGCGCTCCACGATTGAGCAACGGGGCAATCATTGAAGTCTGGTGCCCGCCCGTCCCGGAGATATGGGCGGATGGTGCTTGGGTGAAGTTTCGAGTTGAAGGCGGCAAGCTCTGGAGCGGGAACGGCTCATGGATGCCGCGGGAGTGGCTGAAAGAAATGAAGTGGAGATACCCAAAACCAAAAGCCGCCGCTGGCGTGGCGGTGAAGTCGCAATCATGACCCCACGAAAGCCGCGAGCACTCCGCAGCCGAGGCCGCCACTCCTCCGACTGCGACAACGTGGATGCCTGGGTCCGCGTGCCGATCCCCGAGCACCACCGGCACACGCCGCGAGAGTTGCGGCGGGCTGCGAAGTGGCTGCGGCGCGTGGCGGACTGGTGGGAGGCGTTGGCGGATAGGTTTGAGGTAGAAGCAAGAGAGGAGGCTGCATGAGCCGAGTCCGCATCCAGCCGCCAACCCGCGAGCACCTCAAGCAGCTCTGGCTGTCGCCCGAGTGGACCGTCCGCATGATCGCGGCACGGTTCCACGTCAGCGAAACGCTGGTGGCCCTCTGGGCGAAAACGTTTGGGTTCAACCACAAACGCAACACTTGCCCGATGTTCGTCACCAGGCGGAAGGCAGAGAACTTCAACGACTCGACGGCCGCAGTACAGGACGGGCCAATGTGGGGCGACCCCACTACCGAAGAAATCTCGGAACTTGCCGCATACTGCCGGGCAAGGCGTGTGATGCAGGGTGAGACTTGCTACGTCTACATCGAGCAACCAATCGAGGATGAAGCATGGGCGGCATGAGCAGACAAAAGGGCAAGCGTGGTGAACGGGAAGCCGCTGCCGAACTTGGTGCGTTGCTCGGGTGTGATGCACGTCGTGGGGTGCAGTACCAGGGCGGGCCGGACTCGCCCGATGTTGTGCTGGCCGGTGTGAACATCCATGTCGAGGCAAAGCGCACCGAGAAGTTTATGTTGTGGGCTGCCGTTGAGCAGGCCCGGAGCGACGCACCAGCGGGGAGCGTGCCGGTTGTATGGCATCGGCCGAACCGAAGGGGCTCGGTGATCGTGGTTGAGACTGCCAGACTGGTTGAGTTGGCGAGGGAGATCGTGAGGGCGGCGGATAACGCAGCGGGTCCTTCGTCGTAACTCGGCTTGTTCACGGCCCTGCGATCCGCCAAAAATTTGTGCGTTCTTTAGCCATCCGGCCGGTTTTCAGAAATGGCAGTCCGATCCGACCAGCAGAAACGCCAGAAGCAGGCCGAATCTGACCGGGCACGGTACGACGACATCAAGGCTCGCACCGGCGAACGCTCTCGCCGAGTGTCAGCCGCCGGCCGCGACATCGGCCCGCCTCCGGCAATCGTCGATGCGGCCCGGCGTGAGTCATGCCGGCACGACTTCCGTCTCTTCTGTGAGACGTACCTGGCCGAGTCGTTCCCGCTGGCTTGGTCGCCGGATCACCTGCGGGCGATTGCGAAGATCGAGGGGACGATCCTGCGGGGTGAGCTGTACTCGTTTGCCATGCCACGAGGCAGCGGCAAGACGACGATGTGCGAGGCGGCCTGTCTGTGGGCGATCGTCTACGGGCATCGGCAGTTTGTCGTGATCGTTGCCGCCGACCAGCCGTTGGCAGAGCAGGGGCTCGACACGATCAAAAGTCACCTCGAGCACAACGATCTACTCCTCGACGACTTCCCGGAATCTGTCTACCCGATCCGGGCCCTGGAAGGGATCAACGCCAGGGCGAACGGCCAGACCAGCGAAGGCAAGCAGACGGAGATCGAGTGGACTGCCGATCAGGTGACATTCGCCACGATCCCGAACTCCGTGGCGTCTGGAGCAGCGATACGCGTCGCAGGCATCCACGGACGCATCCGCGGATCGAAGCACACCAAGCCAGACGGAAAGACCATCCGTCCCGATCTTGCTCTTGTCGATGATCCACAGACTGACGAGTCTGCGGAGAGCCCGTCACAAGTGGCAAAGCGGGAAAGGATCATCACCAAGTCGGTGCTCGGGCTCGCGGGCCCGAAAAAGCGAATTGCCTGCCTGTGCACCGTCACAATCATCTCAAAGGGCGATCTTGCCGACAGGCTCCTCGACAGGCAGAGAAACCCGGCGTGGCGTGGCGAACGTTCGCAGATGGTCTATGCGTGGCCGACAAACGAGGATCTGTGGAGCGAGTACGCCGAGATTCGCAGGGACGGACAACGGAACGATGAAGGGACCGAAAAGGCGGACGAGTTCTACCGCCAGCACCAGGCTGAAATGGACTCCGGCTCCAAGGTTGCGTGGCCAGAGCGAAAATTTGACGACGAACTGTCAGCCATTCAGCACGCATGGAACCTGCGGATAGACAGGGGCGAGTCGGCGTTTGATGCGGAGTACCAGAACGCTCCGCACGCCGACGACATGACTACGGACAAGTTGGACAAGAAGTCCCTTGCCATGCGTGCCGAGAATGTCCCCCGCGGCGTAGTCCCGCACAAGCACACGAAGCTCACGGCGTTTATCGACGTGCAGGACCGGCTTGTGTACTGGATGGTCGTCTCCTGGTCCGATTCGTTCGGTGGTCACGTTGTGGCGTACGGCACGTTTCCAGACCAGGGTATCAGTCACTTCGAGGCCGGTTCTGCAAAGCGGACGCTGGCCCAGGCGTCGAAGCAGTCTGGGCTAGATGCGTACGTCCGCTTCGGTCTGGAAGAGGCGTCGAAGATGCTTCTGTCCAGAGACTGGAACCGGCAGGACGGAGTGCCGATGCGGATCTCGCAGTTGATGGTCGATTCCAACTGGGGGCAGTCAACGCAGTCCGTCAGGAACTTCTGCCGAAAGACGCCTTACGCCTCGACGATTCTCCCGAGCCGTGGAAAGGGTATCGGTGCTTCATCGACTCCTCTGGCAGCACGTCGCAACCGCGGCGACCGTGCGGGGTTGAACTGGGTGGTCGGAAAGACGGCAGACGGAAGCCAGATAGAGGCGGTGTACGACACGAACTTCTGGAAGACGTTCGTTGCGGCCCGCCTACGAATCGGCGTCGGTGACGTTGAAGCGATCACGCTCCACGAAGGGCACCACGATCTGCTGTTTGAGCACCTCACGAGCGAAAGCCCGGTGAGGACAGAAGCCCGCGGCCGCACGGTTGACGAGTGGGGGCAGACGCCAAAAGAAAACCACTGGTGGGACTGTCTCGTCGGAGCAGCCGTCGCCGCCTCGATCTCCGGCATCCAGCCGGCGGGCGGTGAGTCCGCCACCCGCAAGCGCCGCAAGGTCAGCATCCCCACCGGCCCCGACGGTCGCCGGGTGATCGTAACGAAGCGACCGAAGGGGTAGCCACACCCCCTCTCGGTTCCTCGCCGCCTTCGCGATTGTGGAGGCATGAGCGACGAACTTGCTTCCAAGATCGACACGGTGGCCCAGGGGCCGAAGCGCGTCCGCACCGATGCCGGTGAGGTCGAGTCCCAGTCCCTGGCCGACATGATCGAGGCGGACAAGTACCTCGCCGCCCGGGCGGCCACCTCCGCCACGAACACGCACCGCGGCCTGCGGTTCAACGTCCTCAAGCCGCCGGGGAGCGTCTGATGGCGTGGAGCCTCGGCAACCTCCTGTCCGGCGTGAAGGCTGCGGTCACCCGTGCGCCCGGCAAGGTGAAGGTGGTCCGTCAGGCTGTCCGTGCCCGCTTCGACGCCGCCCAGACCGCCGACGACAGCCGGCATTGGGCCAACGCCGACTCGCTGTCGGCCAACGCTGCCCTCTCGCCGGAGGTGCGGCGGATCATCCGCAACCGTGCCAGGTACGAGCGGGCGAACAACGCCTACGTTCACGGCATCTGTGTCACGAAGAGCAACGATCTCATCGGCACCGGGCCGCGAATTCTGCTTGACACCGGCAGCCCCGACGCTGACCGTGAGATCGCCCGCCGGTGGTTCGACTGGTCGTGGAGCGTCCGCCTGGCCGACAAGCTGCGGATTGCCACCGAGGCGAAGGTGCTGGACGGCGAAGCGTTCTGCTTGCTCTTCACCAATCCCCGCCTTGACGATCGCGGCGTCCAACTCGATCTGCGGCTGATTGAGGCCGACCAGGTCGCTTCGCCGGCGTGGGACTACCGCACGACGATCGCACCCGACGGGTCGCTCGTCGATGGCGTCGAGTTGGACGTGTACGGCAACGTGATCGCCTACCACGTTCTCAAGGGCCACCCCGGGGCCAACTACGTCATCGGGATCAACGAGTACGACCGCGTCGATGCCGGCGTGATGCTGCACTGGTTTCGCTCCACCCGCCCGGGCCAGTACCGCGGGCTGTCGGAACTCACCCCGTGCCTTCGCCTCACGGCGAACATGCGGCGTTACACGGAGGCGGTGATCCGTGCGGCGGAGATCGCCGCCGATCTCGCCGCGTTTGTTCACAGCAACTCGCCGGCTGCCCAGGTGGACGAGGTCGATCCGTTTTCCGCGATCGAGATCGAGAAGGGCACGTTGACCACGCTGCCCGAAGGCTGGGACATCTCGCAGCTCAAGGCCGAGCAGCCGACGAACACCCACTCGGCGTTCACCCGCACGATCCTCGGGGAGATCGCTCGAGGCGTGAACCTGCCGTACCACAAGGCGGCGTTCGACGCCTCCTCCTACAACTTCTCCTCCGCTCGCCTTGACGGCTCGCTGCACGACCAGAACGTCCGCGTTGACCGCGACGAACTGGAGCGGTTGTGGCTGGACCGGCTCTTCCCTGCGTGGCTTGACGAGGCCCTGCTCGTCCCCGGCCTCATTCCGGCGAATCTCGCCCCGGCCGCCCGGTGGAACTGGGCTTGGGTGTGGGACGGCCACGACGGCATCGACCCCGCCAAGGAAGCCAACGCCACAGAGACGAGGCTTGCCACGCTCACAACGAGCCTTGC